GTACGGGAAATTAAAAAAATCTCATTTGCCGTTTGTTGTAACTCAAGGCGGAGAAGTCAAAAACCTGGCCATATCTGCCGAGGACGCTCAGCTTATCGAGTCCCGGTATTTTCAGGTAGAGGATATGTGCCGGTTTTATGGGGTCCCGCCACACTTAGTTGGACATACAACCAAGGTGACTTCGTGGGGCACCGGCATAGAACAAATGACTATTGGATTCGTGAAGTTCACTCTCCGGGCGCACCTGAAGCTCATGGAGCAGGAAATAAACAGGAAGCTGCTTCGCAACAGCAGGTATTTCTGCAAGTTCAATCTGGATTCTCTTCTGAGGGGAGATACCAAGACAAGGGCTGAATACTACAAAGTCATGCGGGGCGGCAATCAGGAGCCCGGCATTATGGAAATAGATGAAATCAGAAAACTTGAAAACCTTCCGCCTTTGAAGGAAGGCGGCGGGCGTTACGAACCGCCCACAGGCAAGCAGGAGGAAACTGAAAATGAAAAACAAGCTGAAGCAGTTGTTCAGGGATAACAGGAAAGTCAGTAACGCCGTCCGTATCGAGGCCAAGGAGAAAGAGGCCACGATTTATCTCTATGACGCGATAGGAGGCTGGTTCGGGATTGATGTTGAGGATCTCGTCAGACAGATAGCGGACATCAAGGCCGAGGTGATCCACCTGAGAGTCAATTCACCGGGCGGGGATGTCTTTGATGCCCGGGCCCTGCAGACCGTGATAATGCAACATCCGGCAAAGGTTATCGCTCACATTGACGGACTGGCTGCAAGCTCGGCTTCGTTTGTTGTTATCGGCGCGGATGAAATCGAGATGGCCGAGGGAGCCTTCTTCATGATCCACAAAGCCTGGGCTTTGGAAATCGGTAATGCAGAAGAAATGCGCCAAACGGCGGAGCTGCTGGACAAGGTTGATGAAACCATCATCGCCGACTTTCAGCGCAAGACAGGCCAGGAAGCCGATACCATCCGGGCATGGATGGAGGGGGAAACCTGGTTCACGGCTGCGGAGGCCCTGGAAAAGGGTTTCATAGACCGGATATTCGAAGGAGAAAAAGTCGACAACCTTTTCAATCTTTCGGCCTACAGGAATGTGCCGGAAGCGCTGACCGAAAACACCAACAAAAGGAGTGAAGCAGTGGCAGAAGAGCCCAGATATGACAGGGAACAGCTCTTACGCCGGATCAGGCTGTTCGAAGATTTCGGGAGATGAATAACAGTCTGTAAGAGGTTGAGAAACAGTGAGCGCCATTTTCAGAGCGCCCCGACCCACAAGGGTTAGGGCGCTTTTTTACTTTCAAAGGAGGTTTCGTCATGAAGTCAATTCAGGAACTCAGAGAAAAAAGGAGCCGGCTTGTCGATCAGGCGGCAAAGCTGGTGGAAGACCATCCTGATGAAAAATGGACTGAGGAGATTCAGGCTCAGTATGACGGCCTGAAAGATGAGGTCCGGACCATCGATCAGGAAATAGCCCGCATTCAGGAGGTGCTCGATCTGCAAAGCAGCGCCCCCGGCAATGCGGCGGGCCCTGTGGCCGTGGCTGCCAGCGCATCGGCAGCTCATATCGAAGTCAAACCCAAGCCCATTTACAGAAACATCGGTGAACAGCTCCTGGATGTCCGGGCCATGACCCTGGACACCCCGGAGGCTCCGGCGGCAAGGGAACGTTTTCAGAGGGTGGTAAACGCCGCCGCGGGTGCCTCAACCGGTATCGATTCCGAGGGCGGGTATCTGGTGGAGACCGACAAGTCTCAGGATATCCGTGAAACAGCAATTGAGGCCGGTATCCTGGCATCCCGCTGCAGCCGCCAGCCGATAGGCCCGAACTCGGACAGTTACGAGTATCTGGCCTTCGATGACCGGGACAGGAGCCAGGGAACGGCTCTGGGCGGCTTACAGGTTTACCGGAAGCATGAGTATGAAACAATGGTGTCTTCCGGCAAGCCTAAACTGCTGGAGCGCGAACTGCGCCTCGAGGACATGTACGGTCTGGTCTACGTGACCAACCGCATGCTCCGGGATGCGGTGGCGCTGGCTGCGGCCATCAAGCGCGGGCTGCGCAAGCAACTGGCATGGAAGCTCGACCGGGAAATCTTCGAGGGTACCGGATCAGGGGAATGCCTCGGCATCATGAACAGCGACATCGTGGTGACGGTGGCGAAGAAATCCGGGCAGGCTGCAGATACCATCGTTGCCGAGAACGTTGTCAACATGCTTGCCCGTTTTAAAGGTGACATCAACCAGGCGGGATTTTTTGTTAATCAGGACTGCCTCCCTCAGTTTCCGCTGATGACTGTGGGTGATCAGCCCATATTCATTCCGGGCGGCAGTTTTGCCAATGCCCCGTTCGGCCTGCTGTTCGGCCGTCCGATAATTCCCCTCGAGTTCTGCGAAACCGTGGGGACAAAGGGCGATATCGTACTCGCAGATTTTTCAGAGTACATCCTGATCGACAAGGGCGGCGTGGAGGAAGCCGAGTCCATGCACGTGCGCTTCCTGACGGATGAAATGGCCTATCGCTTTATCGTCCGTAACAACGGGCAGCCCGCGGATGAAAAGCCGATCACTCCGCTCAAGGGGACCAACACTCTTTCGCCTTTCGTGGTTCTGGAAGACCGCGCTTAATCGATAATCCGGGTATGGGCGGGGCTGCCCGTCCTTCACCTTAAAGAAAGGGAATGATGATGAAAATGCACACATTCTGCGAAAACGTGAAGCTCGTTGAGGCCATAGCGCCGCAGGCGGGCGGGTCCGAACTCACCGGGGACTGGATCAACCTGGAGAACTGCAATCATCTCGCGGTCGAGGCTCATATCAAGCAGGATAACGCCGCAACGATAGCCCTGACCATCGAGCAGGCCAAAGATGTGTCCGGCACTGATGCGAAGGCAATAACCGAGGCGGTGCCGATCTTCGCCAATCAGGACTGCGCAGCCGGCGATACGCTTACCCGCCAGACCGATGCGGTGAGCTTTACCACCAGCGCGACCCTGAAGAACAAGATTGTCGTTTTCGAGATCGACCCGGCGACACTGGATAAGGCCAACGGTTTCAAGTGCCTGCGGATCAAGGCGGGCGCCAGTGATGCCGCAAACATCGTATCAGCCCGATACCTCGCAACCGGACTTCGCTACGGTGAAAAGTCCATGATCACGGACTGATGGACATGCAGGTAAAACTGACGAAAAGATGGGCGGGCTATCTTCCCAACTCTGTAATCAGCGTATCGCCTGAACGGGCTGAATACCTGGAAAAACTCGGAGTCGGGAAGAGAGTTAATCCCCCTGCCCCCAAGAAGCAGGCTGCGAAAAAAGCAAGCAAGCCCGCCGGGAAGCAGACTGCTAAAAAAGGCTGATATTATCCTCCTTGATCTCCGGGTTCGAGGGATAATACGCCCATAATGTTGAGAGGGGTCGATGAGCCTGATTTTAATCACACCTCCAGTCAAGGAGCCGGTGACTCTGGAGCAGGCCAAGAAGCAGTGTGTCATCGAGGCCAGTTTCACAGACGATGATGATCTCCTGAATCGACTGATAACAGTTGTCCGGATACACGGGGAAAATACATCCGGCAGGCAGTTCGTTGAGGCTGAATACGATTTGAAGCTCAACGGGTTTCCCGCCGGTTCCGAGGCAATTGAGCTTCCGCGGCCACCTTTCCAGAGCATCACAAGCTTTTCATACGTGGATGCCGACGGTGAGGATCAGACGCTGGAAGAAAATACCGATTTTGAGGTTGATGATACGGGTCTGTGTGCCAAGATAAATCCTGTCGATTCCTGGCCGACCGGAGCAAAGAGCTTGACCATCCGTTTCAAGACGGGCTGGCCCCTGGATAGTGGAGAGCCTACAACGCCGGAGCCTATCAAGCAGTGGATTCTGGTTAAAGTAAGCACGTTCTACGAAAACCGGGAAGATAAGGCTGTCGGTGTCAGGCTGGATGTGGCCGCAATGCCCCGGACTTTCATTGATACTTATCTGGATATGTACTCTGTCCCGGTGGTCTGATGAGAGCAGGATTGCTGAGAAAAAAGATAACCATCCAGGAACTGTCCTCGGCTCAGAACGAATATGGTGAGGCCGAGGATACCTGGCAGGAATTCGCCACAGTCCGGGCCGGTGTGGAACCGCTCAGGGAACGGGAGTATTTCGAGGCCAAGCAGACTCAGAGCGAAAGTACGAAGAAATTCCGTATCCGTTATCTGGCGGGAGTTACAAACAAAATGCGCATCCTTTATGACGGGAAGACCTTCGATATCGAGAGCGTAATTGATACAGATGAAAGACACCGTGAGCTGGTGATCCTGGCAGTGGAGAGAACAAATGGGTAGGAGAGGAAGTGCAATAAAGGTTGAAGCCCGTTTCGTACCGGCTGATATCGGTCCCATCCTGGATAAGCTGAATGAGCACATTGAAAACAACTGCATGCAACTGGCTCAGGAGTGCGCGGAAACAGCCAAAGGATTAGTGGGAGAAAAGACCGGCTATCTGAAGAAGCACATAAAGGCATACCGGTCGAGATATGAGGAGGGCGGGGCAATCTGTTATGCCGATGCTCCCCATGCCTGGCTGGTGGAATTCGGACACGCTCTGATCAGGAACGGACAGGTGATCGGCCATGTACCGGCTCACCCGTTTATGCGTCCGGCAAAGGAAAAGGTAATGGCGCGGGCCAGACAGCTTTTCGGAGTACTGTGATGAAAGAGGTCTATAAGGCAGTTTTTTCAGAATTCAAGAAAGAGCCTCACAGCGATTTCTACAACAACCTGAACGGACAACTGTATTCCGGAAAGGTGCCGACCGGCACTGAGTTGCCTTACGCCACCTTCACGGTGATTTCAAACGTGGCGGATCACACCTTCAACAATACCGGCGAAAAAGTGGAGATCCAGCTCGACATCTATGCGATAACGACAACCCAGGCTTTAACTCTGTTTGAAAACTGCAAGGAGGTATTTGATAACTGTGAATTAAGCGTGGCCGGTTTCACGGCTCATCCGCTGACCCGGAGCCTGAGCCTGCCACAGACGGAAGAAGAATACAGCAGATATATCGTACAATACTCACTTAAGCTTGATCTATCAGGAGGTTGATCATGTCTACTTACAGCGGAAGAAACGCACGTGTAACGGTCAATGCTTCAGAGACCGAGAAGATCGTTGGGGAAATGTTTGACTGGAATATTGATGCCTCGGCTGAAAGCATCGACACCACTATTTTCGGGGACGGTTGGGGCAAAAGTGATGTCGGAATGAAAAAATGGGCCGGATCGATGAGCGGCCACTGCGACCCGGAAGATATTGACGGCCAGGAGGTCTTGGAAACCGCATTTCTGGATGGGTCAATACTCGATGATATACGGTTTTATATCAAGCACAGTGAAGTTTCCCAGGAAAAGATTCATTACGTGCATCCGGACACTGCCTCAGACCCCAATGCCGGTGTTCGCATTACCGGATTCAACCGAAATGTGGATAAATCCGGCGTTGTCATGCTGACAGTTACTTTCGAGGGCTGCGGCCCGCTCAAGACAACCGAAGAAACCGTAACCTGATAAACGGAGCTTGATAGATGAAATTCGATATGAACAACCTCAATCCGGGCACCTGGTTTTACTTCGATGATGAAAAACCGGAAGAAGGTCGTGTTTGTCTTCGGGTGTGCAACGGGGAGATTCTGGATCAGATTGACCGTGAAACGGTCTCCAGGAAGGTTGAGTACAGGAAGCATCAGCGGTATGAGACCGAGGATGTAGACGATAAAAAACGGGACCTCCTGATGTGGGATTACGTGATTGTGGATTGGGAAAACCTTTGTGATGCCAACGGCAAGGAGATTCCCTGCACGGCTGAGAACAAGGCCAAACTCATGACCGGATCGCCTTTCTTTTTTCAGTTTGTTTCGGATTGTGTTGACAGGCTGAATGCGGAACAGGCCGCAATCAGGGAGCAAGAGGAAAAAAACTGATTGAGGTTGTCGCGCGCCTGAGAGAAAAGCCCTCGTGCGACACCTGTATGAAAATATTAAAGGGCAAAGGCAACTGCGCGGAGTGTATGCCGGATATATGGCCTGAAAACCGGGATGCTGTCAGAATCTTTTTTCTCTGCCAGGATCAGGTAATAACAGCAGGGATGGGTGAGCCGGTAGCCATTGATTTCAGGGCAATCGATTTCGTGATGAACCTCTACAACATCCGGGA